TCGCCAGAAATTTGGAGGACTCCACAAGCAGCAAATGCAACACAAGGCCCGAAGTCACCGGAACACTTTCACAAAGTAATGAGGACGGGAGAAAGTCAGATAACACTGACGGATCAAGTTCGGATGTGGCCTACGCCAAGAGCATCGGAGTACAAGGATTGTGGGCCAGTAGGGAGCAAGAGCCATACTCATATGGAGAAGAAGAAGTATCTATGCGCGGCAGTGAAGACATGGCCTACCCCGACAGCCAACGAACACCATGCTGGACTTCCGGGTGGGAAGATGCAGGCGATGCTAGGCAATCATCCCGAAGTAAGGGGAAGTACTCCAGAGGAATGGAAACGTGGGAGTTTGAACCCAACGTGGGTCGAGTGGCTAATGGGGTATCCCGAAGGGTGGACAGACTTAAATCACTAGGTAATGCCGTAGTCCCACATATTGTGGAGCAACTTGGTCTTGCAATTAAGGCTGTACATGAGCAGTAATTTAATATAAAGTTTGTAAGTGGCTTATAGATATATAAGCTTTTTATGTAGTAAAACCAACTAGGAGACAGAAAATGTCTAACAACATCATCGCAATTAATCGTAATCCAATTTCTCTTGAACTTATGCAGCGATCACATGGGCCAGCCAGTTTTGATGTGGCTACTGTACCGCTCATGTACTTCAATGAGAATGGCGAGTGGCATCATTCATCAAAGGTCGCAGTAGTTCGTACAGATACTTTGCAAGAGCTAGGTGTACATGGTCAGAACTATAAGCCTATCGCACCAAAGGATATGATTGATACTGTGAGGACTATCATCATGCGTAGTGATCTAAACACAGATGGTATTCGTGAGAACATTCAAACGAGTCACTGTGGCAGTCGCACTTTTGTATCTTATGATCTTCCAGGTCATACATACGAAACACCTGATGGAGATTCGGCATCTCTAAAACTGCTGGGCCTTACATCTTTTGATGGGACATGGCCCTTCATGCTGTCGGTATCAGCAAAGCAGTTTGCTTGTACAAATACTCAGGTGTTTATTAGTGGTGGTGTTGCAATATTCAAAGCAAAGCACACTAAGAACCTGGACATAGATCATGGTGCTCGTACCATCGTGAAGTGCTTAGATGTTTTCAATGATGAGCGTGAGCTATGGGCTGATATGTACCGGACAAAGGTGACAGAGAAGCAAGCCATCCTCACGATTGCAGGGGCTGCTGGCTGTAAGAAGTGGGCAGAAGTTGCGATAGCTGATAGTGGTGTCTCTTGGTCTGCTGTGTTTGATGCCATGCCTAAGTTCAATAGTGCCTTCACTTACATGGCTGAGAAGTGGCCGGGCTACAAGCATCGTCTTGGTGGGTCTAATCAATGGGCCTTGTACAATACGCTAACGGATTGGTCTAGTCATGCACCAGCATCACGCAAGTCTAATCAGATCAACATTGCTAACGTACAGCGTGAGCGTCAAGAAACAGTACGTAAGGTGGTAGGCTCTGATGTCTTCCGTATCGCGGCCTGATAATGTTGATGTTGAATCTCTTGTTCAGCTTTATATTTATCTCAAGCCTAATCCTGATTACAGCGGCTTGGCTCAATCGCTAAAGGATCTAGGCTTTACTGAATCAGAGATCTTTAACACCCTTCACAGAGTACGTGAAGGTTACTACTAAGCTAGGCCCTTCGGGGCCTTTTATAGATCTATAAGGAGTTTGTATGTATTACGTAACAACGCGCAAACATGGTGATATGATGATATGGCAACACGTTAAAAAACTACGTAGCTTTAAGGCTGAAGACGGTGTTGAATATCTCATAGCTAAAAACAAAAAAGAAATGAAGATAGAAATGGGTACTTCATTGCCAATTTATATAGGCAAAAACGGGAAGCTGAAGAAGACAACCAGCTATGCAGTTTATTTATTTTAGGAGATAGTTATGTGGTTCAACAATGAGTGCCATCACCCAGAAGAAAACTATTTGTTTTCAATGAGGATTGAGGGCGAGAACTGTGACGTTTGGGTAGTGCAGAAAGATGACCAAGAGTTTTACAAAGGTCGTTATGAGTTTTGTCTGCGCTATGGTAACCGTGGCGATGAATACCGGAGCAGTTGGGATTGCGCCTGGATTGAGCGCAGCATCTCTCATCATTCTAAATTTGCTTATGATTTTCCAGGTTCTGGCATAGCCCGTGACCAACTCATTGAATTTAAAAGACGCTTGCAGGATGCAGGCTTCTGGGATCTGGAATGGAACTTAGACAGTGAAATCAGAGACTTGCGAGCAGATGTTGAACAATATAATAACTCGCCACGGTTTAAAGTTATAGATCTATAAGGAGATCTAATATGTACGAGGTTCATGCTAAAGCTGTTCAAGATTACTCTAAGTTATCTAGTGATAATCTTGCTGATGTAATTCTTATGGTTGTTCTTAGCATCCAGCAACCTTGGTATGCGGTAGGTGAACAACTCAAAGATGTTAAGAAACTTGGGCGCGACTCTAGATTTATCTGGGGTAATAAGATCAAGTGCTTTGACTCGCTACAGTCCAAGAAAGCTTTTATTTATTCACAGTATTTGGCAGTCCTTAATTCATCTAAGTCTGACGATGAGAAGGCACTGTCTCTGATGAATGTGTTCCTTCAAATCGACGGACTTGGTTTAGCTAAAGCTGGTTTTGTTTGTCAGCTAACTGCCGGGCTAGTCGGCTGCATTGATGTACACAACATCCGTATGTATAACATTCCTAAGAAAGACTTATCGTTTTCTAAATCTATTAAGTCTAAAACTTTAAAGAACAAAAAGATTTCTAACTATGTATCTGTCTGTCATGATATTGGAACAGAAAACTTATGGAACACTTGGTGTAGTTTTCTTGCTACTAAGTCTAAGAAATTTGAAGATGGTTTTCATGTATCAAAAGTACATTATGACTTTCTTCAAGAGGCTGTAAATGTTTAATAATCTGGAGTATCAAAATGAATACTAGGTTTGTTTGTTGCTTGACTGACGATCATCCGAAGGTTGTAGAGATACCAGCAACCCTTGAACAAATAGATGATTGGCAGAAAGGACGTAAAGCTTTTGGAGAAGCTATGCCAAATTTATCTACATCTGAAATAGACTTTATGATGTACGGTCTTTATTCTGAAAACTTAAAGGAGATCAAAGATGGATCTAGTATGGGTAGTTGAAACAAAAAACAAAGATGGTAGCCATGAAATTGAGTTGTTTAAAGAATATGCTGAAGCAAAACTAGAACAGGAGACTGTTGAGACTAAGGCTGCTGATGCTATTGAATATGTTATTGTCTACGAAAAGAGGGTTTGGTAATGATTGGCTGGGTAATAGTACTAGCAGTATGGATAACCTACATTGAAGTCGAACACCCCAATCGTGTGTACGAGCAAACAGAGGAGACTAGTGATGAATAGGGTAGAAGATCTTAAATTCTGGAGGCAGTTCTTCCGCGATCAAAAGGCAGAACATCTTAGATCTTATAGACGCTATAAGAAAATTTGCGGTGAAGATGACAGCCTAACTATGTTTATGAAAGGTTTTGCCTCCGGGCATACCTCTGTAATTTCTGTGCTTGGTAATCTTATTTCAAAAGAGGAGGCTCAAGATTATGGGAACAGCTAGTATGTATGGCAACCAAGTCATGGAGGCAGAACTTGACTGCCCCTGGATGACGATAGAAGTTTTAATTGAATTTATATTACATGGTGATGAGGAGAACCTAGTTGAAATCGTTTCAGTTAAATCGCGTGGAGTTGATATCACTAGCTGGGTCAACACTGATTATATATTTGATCTTATCAATGAGTATGTAGCTGAAGCTGACTATCACTGGACAGATCATGGAGATCAAATATGAATATCTTTTATCTAGATCATAACCCTGTGAAAGCGGCACAAATGCAATGTGATAGGCACGTAGTGAAGATGATACTAGAGACAGCACAACTACTTTCTACGGCCCACAGTGAGCTTGATGGTATCCAGGTTGCTTACAGAGCTACACATAAGAATCATCCTTCTACTGTTTGGGTACGCTCTAGTGCTGCCGCATATGAGTGGGCGTTTAAACACATGATGGCGCTAGGTGATGAATACACAAAGCGTTACGGTAAAATAAACAAGACCATCGCCCGACATCACGAAGCATTACATAATCTTCCTGCCGCATTACTGGCCTGCCGTAAACCATTAGTTGACCCACCACAATGTATGCCAGATGAATGCAAGCGTGACTGTGCAGTGCAGGCTTATCGTGCATATTATAAATACAAAGCAGACGATTGGCTTAGTAAAGGGAGGCCCATGACATGGAAGAAAGAGGCCGCATAAAAGAATTATTTTTTCTTTTGCGTCACTCGCCTGAGTATTTGTATGCTCTGGTGATAGTGACTTTCTTTTCTATTGGTATTTTTATTGGTGATTACATTAAATCTGGAGGTGTCTTTTGAAAAAATATATCCATGTTAATCAGCATAAAATTCGTGCCAACAAAAAACATGGTACGGATGAGCCTGTAATTACAATTAAATCAGGACGCAGTAATACTTACTGTCACGAAGTCGAAATACTTGGTAACAGTGTGATAAAATATAGTGGCAATGGCAAGCCAATCTTATCTTGTGGTGCGCGTGTTGTTATTGAAACTGAATCCGATGTAAAAATTGTGAGGTAATGATGAGCATTGATGATGCAACCCCTGAAGAATGGGATAGATCTAGAGCCAGAACTATAACCGGAAAGCTTTATCATCCTGAAGATAAACACCATCCGGTTACTAAACCCCAGCACTATAACAAAGGAGGAATAGAGGCTATTGATTATATCAAGCAGCAACTAGGCCCTGGATTTAGTGACTATTGTGCAGGAAATGTTATGAAATATTTACATAGATTTAAATATAAGAACGGCTTAGAAGATTTGAACAAGGCTAAAGTCTATTTAAATTGGTTAATCCAGGAGGTAGAACGTGAATCTAAATAGGCTAGTTAGAAGTGCAAGTAATGATGAGGAATATTGTGCATACATTGTAGAGAAAATTGATACTAGTTATTGGGACTTAGAAGAAATATATGATCTATGGAACAAGGCAAAGCAATCAGATCTGACGGTAGCACAATTCATACAGTACTACAAGGAGAAATCAAATGAACTTTGATGAATACCAACAAGCGGCTGGAGAAACAGCGGAGTACAAAGATAAGTTCTATCCTATTGCATCGTTGATGGTAGAGTCGGCAGAGTTGTCAGACCTTTTCATAAAGCCCATGCTCCGGGGTGATAATAAAAAACTAGACAGGCACGATATAATTTCAGAGGCTGGTGATGTGCTTTGGAATCTTGCTATGTTGTTAAGGGACAATGGGGTTGACCTATCTGAAGTGGCATGGTACAATCTTAAAAAATTAAAGAGTCGTAAAGAACGAGGACTTATAAAAGGTTCTGGAGGTAATCGTTGAAAATAATACAAGGTAATTTTAATAAAGATAAATCTAAGTCTCTTAATGATAAAGTCTTAGAAGGTCTTACAAAATTAAAGGATAAATCTAATGATGAAGAAATTAAATATCCTTTTATTCTTATTGTTGATACAGGTGAAGACCTCAGAGTAGTATCTGATGTAGAGATGGAGAAGTTTAATCTCTTGTTAGATCTTGTTAAAATGACTATTCTTACAGGAGATTATGATTAATGGATGATGAAGTATTTAATATTGAGGATGCTCTTTGTCGTGCTTTTGTGATGGGCCTTGGTACTGGCTTGCCATCACCAGAGGCGATGAAGAATATGCTCAGTTGGATTAATCTAACGTCAAAAAAGGAGGGAGTTGCTTTGACTGAAGATTATGTTCGTAGTTGTGTACCTCGCTACATTACCTTTCTGTTTAACAAATCGTAGGAGATTTTTATAATGGCTATTGTTGAAGGCGTTTCAATGTGGGCTTCTGTTACTACACCCAACACAACATTCACCCCTGTGTATCAGGTCAGCCTTATTGTTGATGAGGATGTCGCTAATGATTTCCGGGCGCGTGGGTTCAATGTCAAGGAAATGGATGAAGGCCCTGCCCTTATTATTAAGCGTAAGGTTACTGGCAAAAATGGGCAGCCTAACTCAGCACCTAAGTTACTAGACCGTAACAAGCAACCACTGAATGTCAGCGTGGGTAATGGCTCTAAGGTACGGGTACAGTACAAGGAGTGGGAGTCATCCTGGAATGGTACGTTGTACAAGGGCCTAGACTTTCAGGCCATGCAAGTGCTTGAGCTTGTTGAATATGCAAGCCCAGACGGTGCTGAGTTTGATGTTCTTGATGGCGACGAGGATGGGGGTGAACTCTGATGTGGCGTTATGCCCATGACGGTAAAACCTATGACGTTGAGTTGTTGTCTGGCGAAGGTCGGGCAACATTCCAACTTTTAGCGACTGTCCAAAATCGTATTGATGGTTATCAATCTGATCTTACTATTGCCCAAGCGGCAGCAGTTGCCCTGCACCAGAAGATGCAAGAGTACTTAGAAGATCTTGCTATAGTCGAGGACAATGAAACGGAGGAATAAACATGGGCGACTTTGTGGCCTATCAAAAACCTTGTCCAAGTTGCGGAGGCAGTGATCCTGTCTCCATTAACGAGAACGGTTCTGCAAAGTGTTTCAGTTGCGGAACATTTTTCAAAGACTACGAATCTGCAATGGGAGGCAACGTGGCAGACTTCAATAGTTTCAAAAGATCAAACGACAACACACCCTTTACTGGAAACAATAACGTGTATCATGCACTAACAGATAGGGGGATCTCCCTTGAAACCGCAAAGAAATATGGTGTTCGATCAGTCAAAAATGAACGAGGTGAAATCGTTGAACACCATT